CTTGGGTCTGCAACACCACCAGAAAATCCGTCTTTTTTACCACCATTTAATGGGCATGCTCCAAACGATGACCATCCTACTGGCACGTTAGTTCCGTTACGATATTTGTTTGTTGTTAACGGAATTGAAGGGTCTAAATCAGTAAATCCTTTTTTTGTTACATTTTTCATTGAAAGTATATCTCCAATTGGTACTTCAATAATATCTGTCCAATGTAAATCTGCACGTGCATATCCTTTAGTATTAAACTGACCACCAGCTATTGCTTGTTGATTATCATAAAAGAAAAATTTGTTAGCACCATAATCATTACTTTGTTTTGTTTGTTTTGTAAAGTTATCAGTACCTCTAACATATTTAATTGTTGAGTATCCATTTGTAATAAATCCAATTTGTGGTAAATAAATGCTTAAGTTTAGCCAGTTAGCACCGAATACTTTATAACCGTTAATATCACTACTGTTGTGTGGAAATTCAAATTGATCGTTGGCAGTGTAATCAGCACCCATATTGTTGGTGAATATAGTTCCAGCATCAAAGAACTCATTGTGATTATAAGGTGAATTTATGTTATCATGTTGCCAGAAACCATTCGACTCACTTAGATCGCCATCTTCATATGGATTTGAATTACTTCCGTTTTCAATTAAATAAACTGTTCCGTGAAATCTTGAAAAACTGTAAAATTTTCCATTTTCGAATATTATGTGTTCTTTTCTCCAATTCTTTGTGTTGTTTGTATCACTGCCAGATACTGGTTTTTCAAAACTTGTATTTCTTGTTGCATATTGTGGAAACTTAAATTTATATCTAAATGGTACTACTACTGTACCACCACCAATAGTACCTGCATAATTCATTGGAACATCTTCTTTAGCTATTTCAAGTGTTACAAATCCTCTAAATTTTGTGAATACTCCATTTGTTGATGTTTCACTTATAGGTGTTTCGTTTCCAAATTCATCGGTAATAATTCTATTTCTATTACAGTTAATAATAAAGGCAAAGTCACCGTCTCTTTTATATGCCGAATATTCAGATGTGTCTAACAATAACATATCTTTTGTTGGGTCAGCAGTACCTGCATTTATTTCTGCGTCTGTAATTGATGCAGGATAATAATATATTTTTTCGGTAATTTTTCCAATTCTTTTTGTATAGATACTTATGTGTGCCCATTGGTCATCATTTGATATGTTTAATTCATTAATCTTTCTACCCGATGCTTGATCTTTACCCCAGATTGTATCTTCTGAATCAGTAAATGCACTACCAAAAATAACAAATGTATTAACTAACACAGACCTGATTCTAAAGTCTTGACGAGTAATGCCAATGGTGAAATTGGTGGTATCTCCCCAAAATGGTACAATATCAACACTAATTTCTTGCGTTTCAATATTTGGTAAGTCGCCTAAATCTGTACTTGGTTTAATTTTACTGCCATTATCAGTAAATAAATTTGGTGAGTATCCTAAGTTTGTCACCATAGCAGCAGGATTCATGCTGTATTTTCCAATGTCAGTAATATCAACGCTTAAATGAACTGTTTGTGTGCCTACAGGTACACCAAATATCATATAATCTCCAGCGTTATTTGTTAATGCTGTGTATTTGTAATATTTTTTATACACTTCCATAAATTGTGAATTGGTTACAAGTTCTGGTTTGATTGGAAAACTACCGAAAGGTTGTTTCGGTGATGAAAGTCCTGTATTTGGATTAATTTGAGCAACACGTGGTAGTAAATTATATCTTTTACCGTCATTATTTTTATCTGTTGGATTTACGTAAGGATATATACTTGAAATTTCACTATCGTTTGCATCTGTATCACTCAACGGTATAAAAATACTTATTTTTGCATTAGGTATGCCAATACCGCCATTTGCAGTAACTCTTCCTACCAATACACCGTAATCAGCATTGAAATCCTGATACACATCATTAACGCTAAGAGTCATAGAAAGAAGTTCAAGAGTATCTACATCCTGATCAAGTTTAACTATTAAATGGCTATCTGCAGATGGAGCATTAGGGTCAATAGGAATACGTTGTGATTTATTCATACAATTTTTCTTTCTGATAAATACTAAGAGTAAGAATTTCTTATGTCTACTGAAATTATTTTCAAAAAAAATGAAAAATATTTTTAATAAAATCCTGAGAAATTTAAGATAAAAAAATTGAAATTTTTGGAAATCTGACCCAAAAAAATGAAAAAAGTTAAAGATTTGATTTTATGAGCAAGAACAGCAACAAGATAATAATTAATCTTAAATACCTTTTGCTTTCTTTTTTAGTATTTATTTGAAAAGTAACGCAGAACTTATATAAGAAAATAATAATAAAAACATTAATAATTAATAAACATGGCAGATTTTGTATTTACCTCTCCGGGTGTAAAATTTAAAGAAAGAGATTTAACTTTCGTAACACGTAATGTGGGTATAACTACATTAGGTTTGGTTGGCGAAACAACGAAAGGACCTGCTTTTCAACCTGTATTCTTACAGGATGCTACACAGTATTCAAACAGGTTCGGAGTACAAAGCGTAGAAAAACTATCAAATGGTACACTACGATATCAATTACCTTATGTGGCTAACTCATATTTACAAGAAACCAATCAGTTATATGTAACAAGAGTATTGGGTCTTTCTGGATATGATGCTGGCAAAGCATGGGCAATTACATTAAGTGCAGGTGTTGACCCTGCAACAAAAGGTATTGCAAGTGTAGCACCACCAGTGGTTGTACCATTTACTGGACAATTTTATTTGGGTGTTGCGATAGATATTGTTGGTCAAACGGGCACAACATTTAGTGGCTTCACTAAGATAGGTGCAATTAATTTCCAAGGTGTTTCACACGCATTTACTGTTCTCACCATAGCAGTTGGTGGGGGTGTTATAACTGGTGGTACTGTTAGTGATGTTTTAACAACATTAACTGGTACATCATATAGTGAATATGAAGGTATGGTACTTGCAGTTGTTAGAAGTAGAGCTAATGTACATCCACATACTAATTTACCTCCTACAACAGTGTTTAATACACAAACAGTTACTATGACAGGAAATACCACTAATATTGGTACTGGTGATATGTTTGGACAATTTGCTTTAAAAGCAGTTGGTACTGGTGGAACTCAAAACTATACAGCATCATTAAATCCAGATGCAAGTAGCTTTTTACCAAACGTAATTGGTCAAAGTGCAAAAGATAAAAACACTATGCTATGGGTTCAGGCAGCATATCCTGATTTAATTAAATGGTTGGATTCTGAAGGTTATGGATACGGTCTCAACACAACATTGATCACTGCAACAACTGGTTTATATACAAATTATAAATCAATCTTCCAGACACCTGAAACTCCTTGGGTAGTATCACAATTAAAAGGTAGTGAAGTTGACAGATTATTTAAATTTGTTAGCATTTCTGACGGTGATGCAGCTAACCAAGAAATTAAGATCAGCATTGAAAATATTAATCCAATTTCTCTTGAATTTGACGTTTATGTTCGTGCATTTTACGATACAGATGCAAATCCAGTGGTATTAGAAAATTATGTAAGAGTTAGTTTGATCAAAGGTCAGACAAACTATATTGCACAAATGATTGGTTCGACTGATGGTGAGTATGACATTCAAAGCAACTATATTATGATTGAACTTGCTAAAGATATTTCTCCCGATTTATTCCCTGCAGGTTTCGAAGGTTATGAATTCAATAATTACGGTACTGGTGTTACTGGTTCTGTAGTTAAGGGTGTAACTCCAAAAATCGTTTATAAAACAAAATATGTACAAGGTGATAAGATCAGAAAAGTATTCTTGGGTATATCAGAAAACGCATATAGCACAACAAATATAATTGGAACTGGCATTAATCAGAATTTCTTCAATTTTATTAATTGGAGAGACGATTCAAGTAACGTTGCTTCAGGTTTTACAAAAACCAAAGGATTCCATATGGATTCAGGTGCAACTGGTACATATGTACAGGGTATTACTGATATTGGTCAATTTGAAGTTGGTGCTGGTCAATTCCAGACAATAGATAACGTTGTTGACCCAACAAATCCATATTATGATATTAATACAAGAAAATTCACTCTTGTACCTGCTGGCGGTTTCGATGGTTGGGACGTTAATAATGGATATAATAATGGTATATTCCACACATATGGCGATTTATATCGTCAGGGTGGAGTGTTTGATGGCGTTGCTCCGGGCGTTGTTCCAATGAACGACTTCCAAGCATGGGAAACAGCAATTCAAACATATTCAAATCCTGAAGAAGTAACAATCAACTTGTTTGCAACTCCGGGTATCAATTGGTCAGATCAGACAGTTATGGTTCAAGACACTATCGAAATGGTTGAACAACAAAGAACAGATACATTATATGTAATCGATGCTCCACTTATTGGAAATCCACAAGCAGTTGGTCAACCAAAACAAGATGTTCAATTTGCAAGTGATGTTGTTGATTTACTTGCTGCAGCCGATCTTGATAGCAGCTATTCATGTACATACTTCCCTTGGATTCAGATAAGGGATACACAGAACAATGTTAACGTTTATATTCCACCTACAGGTGAAGTAGTTAAAGCAATGGCATTTACTGATAACGTTGCATTCCCTTGGTTCGCACCTGCTGGTTTGAATCGTGGTGTAACTGATGCAAGAAAATCAATGTTTAAGTTATCACAGCAAGCTCGTGATACTTTATATGCTGGTAGAATTAACCCAATGGCTGACTTTGCAGATGCAGGTACAGCAATTTTCGGACAGAAAACATTGCAGGTTAAAGCAAGTGCTCTTGACAGAATCAATGTACGTAGATTACTTCTTCAGATCAAGGTTCTTATTGCTAATATTGCAATCAGACTTGTATTCGAACAGGATGATCAAACAACAATTGATCAGTTCATAACAAAGGCAACTCCAGTACTTGATACAATCAAGAGAGAAAGAGGTTTAAATGACTTCAGAATCAAAATGGATGCTTCTAATAACACAACTGAAACAAACGACAGAAATGAATTGTACGGTGAGTTATTCTTGAAACCAACACGTTCTGTTGAATTTATTGGAATCACATTCACAATTACACCTTCTGGTGCATCATTCGCTGACGTTGGCGCATAATAAAATGACTTTAATTAAAAGAGACTCACAGTAATGTGGGTCTTTTTTTTATGTCTGAGTATTTATTAGAAATAACTTTATAATTTTTTATAAAATGAGCAATAATAAAAACAAAAAAAGGGTGTATAGTAAACCAAAAGTTGAAAAACCCGTAGAAGAAAAAATTGAAGAACAGGTAGAAGAAGTAACCGAAGCAAAACCAGTTGACCCAGAAGTATTCGAAACAAAACTATTTGTCCCAGATGAACCAGAAGAAGTTATATTCAGTGCTCCAGTTCCAGATGAATTGGGTGAAATTACAGAACTTCCAGTTGAAGAACCTGTTGTTGAAAAACTGACAGTTGAACAAATTAATGAAGAAATTAAGGAAACACATTTGAATTTTGATGCACAAGCTGAACTTGAAAAAGTGCTTCAGAAAGAAATGGGTGGAGAACAATTAGGCGTTGATGCACAAGCTGAATTAAAAAAAGAACTTGAAGAAGTAAACACAAAAATCGAAGAGTTTCAAACAATTCAAGTAGAACCTATCGTACCTGAACCAGAGTCAATGTATACACTTACTAAAGAACAGGAAGAAGAGGGTGCGCAAGCAGTTGCTGAAATGGTAGACGCACAAATTCTTGCTGAATTAAAAGCATTAGCTCCTGAAAAAATTCATGGCGAATATTTCTTAACAGAAAAACAGGCACACGAAGAAGTGAAAGCGTTATCTCCTGAAGGTTCAAAAGATAAAACTCTTGATACTTTAAGTAATGCTGAATTAAGACATTTTCGTAGAACAGGTCAACTGCCAAGGTAAGAATTAAATTTTATATGAATTGTTTTCCAACATTAAAGTATTTATTAGAAAAATAAGTATTAACAATTTAAATAAACAGAAATATGGCAGAAATGATAAGGGGTATCCCGTTCCAATATGAACCTAAGAGAGTAAACAGATTCTTTGCTGAATTTGCAGACGAATTAGGTATTGAAGTATGGAAAATCCAGAAATTCAAAAGACCTTCGATGAAGATCAACTCAGTTACAATCGATTTCATTAACGAACGTAACTACGTAGCTGGTAGATATAATTGGGAAGAAATGCAATTAACTTTTCTTGACCCGATAGGACCGTCTACATCACAGCAACTTATGGAGTGGGTTCGTTTACATGCAGAATCACTCACAGGACGTATGGGTTACGCAGCAGGTTATAAAAAGAACATTCTTTTAAAGGCAGTTGACCCAACAGGTGTTGAAGTTGAAAAATGGACATTAGAGCAATGTATGGTAACAGGTATTGACTTCGGTGAAAACAGTTACGAAGAAGATGCATTGACAACTATCCAACTCACGATACAGCCGTGGCGTTGCATTTTAAATATGTAGTCAGTAACTTACGAAAAGAAATTCAAAAGCCACTTAGTTGTGGCTTTTTTTATGATAAGTGGCGAACAGTTACGTACTCTTTAATCGAATGGCTGCATCCAAGCCAACGAACCACTTTATGTCTATAATAGCTAATATTTTATATATTATATGAGGTCCTCATGTGACAATAGCTATTATTTTATATGTTATTAATGTATGGTATTTTATAATCTTTTGCTTGTTCTTTGGTTATAATCTTTACGAATTATATCAATTCCTTTAAGTGTTCTAATATAATCTTGAATTATTTTTAAACCTACATTTCCACCATTTTCACATAAAGAAATTGTACTTCTTGCTGCACTCATTTCTCTTGCCATATCGTTTTGTGTAAGATTTCTATATAATCTTTCTTTTTTTAAAATTTTTCCAGCGTCTTGTACTACAAGTGACAGAAAATTAAATTTATTTTCATCATCATCAGTTCGAATGTTTTGTAACGGTGCTTCAACTAACATAATGTTAAGTAGATCAGGATTTAAGCCATGATAATAATTAATCCAATATTTTTCACGTTCGGCTAAGTCTTCGATATTATCAACTTCTTCAATAATATCAACTATTGGATATTGCCAATTTTCATTTAATTTTTTAACCCATTCGTTTACTCTATCTGAATGTGATGATGAAAGATGTTGAAGTGCTCTTTTAGTTCCAACTGTTGACTTACCTATGTATTGGTAGACATCGTTTCTTGGGTCACGTAGACCATAAATTATATTTATCATATGTATTAAATTTCATACATAAATACTAAAAATACTATAAAAACACATGAATCTTTAAAAATTGTAGTAAATTCCATACATTATGCAGCTAATTCAAGAAGTCTGTTATTAAGAATTGTTTTAACGTAATATTCTCTGTTCAGAGTTGGAATTACCTGATAATTTGGATTATTATGTGAGAACCAAACGAGATATGATTTACCAAGTTTAATTGGTATGTTCTTTTCGATAATCTGTTTGTACATTTCTAATTGCAAAGAATATATTTCAATGTCACTTTCTTCCAGCATGCATAATTCGTTAATTAAATGTCTTTCTTTACATTCAAAAGTAAATTCTTTGTTAGTTTTCCAGTCCCAAATTTGAAATTCTTGTGCTTTTATATTCCAGAACAATATGTCAAGCATACCACCAATTAAAAAATCTTTATCACAAACAATCATTTCAGTTCTGATTGGTATTAACCTGCCTTGAACTTTATTATAAAAATTGTCAACATGTTTTTTACAAATATCATAGGTATATTTTACGGGGTCATAACCAAATTCATTTAAAATTAATTGTATTGGATATTCATATTTTTTATTTAAAAAGAGATTTTCGGCATAATCATGAATTGCTGAACCTCTGATAGTACCCTTTTTATTAATAAATTTCCACGCTCTGACTATTTCAACTGGACTAATCTTGTGTTGTGCTCCTTTAATTTCTGACCAGAATTTTTCATCAAATTCTTCTTTATATCTACCAATTAATGTAGTTACTGAGATTAGTTCTTTACCGTCAAGAAAATATTTGTGTGGTTCGTCATAAAACGTCACATCATTGAATGCAGTAAATAATTCGTGTGGTATTGTATTCATAAGATGCAAAAGTAGTTAAATTTTAATTAACTACAATGTTTTTTTGTAAAATGTTTTCGAAATTAAGATTTTCTAAATCTTTAATTAATGCATCTTTATCTGCTGGCAATTTATCATAACCATGAATATGATTTATGATTGCATTTCTAATTATATTTAATGCAGCTACCAGTACATCACCACGTGCAACGGGGTGTCCTTCAGCGAATATTCTTGCTCTATCGGTAGCTGTTAATTCTGCTGCTTTGAATTGTGGCTTACCGTCATGTGAGATAATTGCAATTTTATCACTTAAAATAACTGTACTACTATAATAATCAGGTGATTGTGACGTTAAATTTTTTGGTTCAAAAACAAGATTAATGGATGCTGGATTTGTTGTATTTAATTTAAGAACATTATCAGCTGTGTTTACCTGCTCTAA